TTACTTGGGCTGATGTAATTCGCAAAACATTCTCCGAAGGTGGTGTTGATGAAATCATCTCCACTCGCCGGTTGGTCCACATTTGCAAAACATATGGTGTGCATGGTGACCGAATGAAAGCGGTATCATTGTGTTTGAATCGTTTTGATACCGATACCAAAATGTCTTTCCTTGATTTGTACACCAAACTTGATGCACCAGCCAAAGAAGAAGATCCTATTACAGTGAATGTACCTTCACATAATGAAGAAGTACCATTTTAATTGATACATTTACCACTAAGAGTATTGACTTACTCTTAGTGGTTTGTTATAATTATGAATCTTGAGAATGACCACCTCTCAAGTGTATTACTAAAGTGTGGTTTTATTATGGAGTTTTATTATGTCTAAGATGACTACTAAAGAAAAAATGCTTGCCGCTTTGAGCAAGACTGATGGCTACAACACCTTCACCACCGCTCAGGCTCGGGCACGTTTCGGCATTACTAATGTGTCCGCACGTATCAACGAATTGCGTGAAGATGGCCATGCAATTTACACCAACAGCAAAACACTTGCTAATGGTCGTAAAATCTCCTTCTACCGCCTTGGTCAGCCAACCAAGCGCATGGTTGCAGAAGGCATCAAAGCCCTACGTGCAAAGGGTGTTAGCACTTTTGCCTAATCCTTAGGCGATTGCTAAGAAGGGTGTGATATATACTTGTATCACATCCTCTTTTTTATGGATAAATTATGGAAATAAAAGTTAAAATTGAAGACTTGAAAAAGCACAAATTGTTTGTCGCTACACCAATGTATGGTGGTATGGCTCATGGCATGTATGTTAAGGCTAGCCTTGATTTGCAAGCACTCATGTCCAAGTATGGTGTTGAAACACGATTTTCGTTTTTGTTCAATGAATCATTAATCACACGGGCTAGAAATTATTTGGTAGATGAATTTCTCCGCTCTGATTGCACCCATCTACTCTTTATTGATTCTGATGTACACTACAATCCACAAGATGTAGTCGCACTCTTAGCACTTGATAAAGATGTTATTGGTGGACCTTATCCCAAGAAAGCTATCAACTGGAACAACATCGCACTTGCCGCACGTAAACATCCAGACTTAGCACCACAAGAGTTGGAAAATCTTGTTGGCGATTATGTGTTTAACGTTGTTAAAGGCACTCAACAATTCTCTGTGACTGAACCTCTAGAAGTTTTGGAGATTGGTACTGGCTACATGATGGTCAAGCGAGAAGTGTTTCCAATCTTGGAAGAAAAATATCCTCAATTGCGTTACAAACCTGACCACGTTGGGCAAGCACACTTTGATGGTTCAAGATACATTCATGCGTATTTTGATACCGTGATTGATACACTTGATAGCGCAACAGGAGGTGGTTCTGAAAGATACCTAAGTGAAGACTATATGTTTTGTCAACTATGGCGCAAAACTGGAGGTTCTATCTTCTTGTGCCCATGGATGAAAACACAACATATCGGTACATATCCTTTCACGGGTAACCTATCTAAGATTGCTGAATTGACAGGAAAACTATAATGACAACTTGGTTGCCGCCAAAACCTGATGATATCAAAGCATCACAGACTGCCACTACAGGCGGTCGTAAATTTGACGGAAACAAACTAGAATATGGTTTGATTCCTCCGCTTGCCCAACAAGAAATGGTACGGGTTCTTACTTTCGGTGCTCAAAAATATGAAAGAGACAACTGGAAAAGAGTTCCCGATTCCAAACGCAGATACTTTGATGCATTGGAACGCCATATCTGGGCATGGAAAATGGGTGAAACATTAGACCCAGAATCAGGTATACACCACTTAGCACATGCCATGTGTTGTTTATCTTTTTTGTATGAGCATGATGTTAAGTATTCGCTTGACAATGCTGAATGAATGTTGTATAATTAAATTTTTTTGGAGAGTATATTATGAAATTGTCTAAAGACACCTTGACCGTATTGAAAAACTTTGCATCTATCAATGATGGTATTATGTTTCGTAAGGGTAGCGTATTGCGTACATGTGATGCTTCTAAACAAGTTTTGGCTGAAACCACAATCCCAGAAGCTATCAATGAAGATTTTGGTATCTATGACTTGAATAAGTTTCTTGCAGTTTTGAGTTTACATCAAGATAATTCGCAACTTGAAATTAATACTGTAACCAAGTCTGCTGTTATTAATGATACTTCAGGTCGTAGTAAAATTAACTATCGTATCTGTGATGCAACTATGATTAAAAATGCATCTGATAAATCAGTTAAAATGCCAGAGCCAGAAGTAAAATTTACTCTTAAACAAGAGGACCTAGAATTCATTTTGCGTTCCGCATCTGTTCTTGGTACACCACACATCGCAGTAATTTCGGATGGTAGCAAAATTTCTGTAACTGCCCTTGATGATAAAAACACATCCACACACAGCAATGAACTTGAAGTTGCTCCTGGCAATGGAAAGAAATATAAGATGTTGTTTAAGACCGAGAACCTAAAAATGATTCCTGGTTCATATGAAATTTCTATTTCTTTCAAAGGTATCGCACACTTTAGAAATCTCACAAAGCCCTTGCAATATTGGGTTGCTACAGAACTCGGTTCAACCAGCGAAGGTTGATTTTTCTTTTTGAATTTTTTATTATGGAGTTTTTATGCAACATTTATTGTGGACCGAAGCACATCGTCCCAAAACTATTGAGGAGTGTATTCTACCAGAACGTCTGAAAAAGCCGTTTCAAGAATATGTAAACTCAGAAAAGATTCCACACCTGTTACTATCTGGTGGTGCAGGTGTTGGAAAAACTACAGTTGCGAAAGCAATGTGTAATCAGATTGGGGCCGACTACATTATGATTAACGGTTCAGATGAATCGGGCATTGATGTTTTTCGTACCAAGATTAAAGACTTTGCATCGTCAATGTCATTCACTGGCGGTCGTAAAGTTATCATCATTGATGAAGCTGACTATCTGAATCCAAATTCAACCCAGCCAGCTTTGCGTAATGCAATGGAAGAATTTGCATCTAACTGTTCTTTCATCTTTACATGTAATTTCAAAAATCGTATCATTGATCCACTACACAGTCGGTGTGCGGTTGTTGACTTTACATTAAAGAATGATGAAAAGTCAAAGATGGCGGCGCAGTTTTTCAAGCGCATTCAGTCAATTTTGCAAAGTGAAAATGTTGAGTATGAAGACAAGGTAATTGCTGAATTAGTCAAGAAACACTTTCCCGACTTTCGGCGTATCTTGAATGAGTTGCAACGCTATTCACAGTTTGGTAAGATTGATGTTGGTATTCTCGCACAGATTGGTGACATATCAATTGCAGAAATCACCAAACACTTGAAGAACAAAGACTTTGGTGCAATTCGTAAATGGGTTGCTACTGCTGACTTTGATGCCGCAACATTGTATCGCAAACTGTATGATAGTCTCTATGATGTATTGCAGCCACAAAGTATACCTCAAGCAGTTATCATTCTAGCCGACTATCAATACAAGCAAGCATTCGTTGCTGATGCTGAGATTAACACCGTTGCTTGTTTGACTGAACTTATGGTAAGCGTGGAGTTTGTATGAGTGATTTTGAAGTACATCCAATTGGAACAGCCACTGAGATTAAATATTCTCGGGAATTAGTTAAAGCGATTGAGCAGATTACATACCAGTATGGAGACGGCATCGTGCCTAAGTCTGTTTTCAATGCATACTTGAAACTAAAACACCACCATGATGTTAAACTTGAATCGGAAAATCTATGGAGTTCGAATGAAAAAAGCTAGAGACGGATTCAAAAAATTATTATCCAATATAAAGATGAATGCTTTGAGTAGGGATGATAATGGTGAATTTACAATCATTAATTCGTCAACAAACCGAAAACGAATGATGAATGATTCTAGTGGTAAAATTTGGGGCTCACATCCCAATAGTAAAGTTTGGGTGCCGAGTAAAATTTATGTTGATGAAAAAGATTTGCAACAGACATGGAAAAAACAAAATGAATTGTGTTATTGGTTTAAAATACCTTTAGATTTTAATTTGCTATTTTCTGATTATGCTGACTATTATCCAAAACATCCTTTAGCACCATCTGTTGATAAAATAGATGATAAAAAAGATTATACTGTTGATAATATTGTTATTTGTTGTAGATTAGCAAACTTTGGGCGAAATGTATATCCTTTTGAACCATTTCAAACAGTCATTGATATTGTGACACATAAAACCAAGGTAAATAATTTGAATGATTTTTATAATGATTGAATTTTTAAAGCCCACATTTGATTGGATCAAAGATGACTTTAAGTCTAATAGAATTCGGTTTGTTGTTGAGTTGTTTGCTTGGGCTATTAGTATTGGATGCAGTATTACTATGGCACTCACGGTCCCGAATCCACCTCTATTGGCTCTCTATCCTGTTTGGATTACTGGCTGTGCCCTGTATGCTTGGGCTGCTTGGACTAGGAAATCTTTTGGCATGCTGGCTAACTACCTATTGTTAACTACCATTGATACGATTGGTTTGATTAGGATGTTAACATGAGTCCATTTGATTATGTAAACCAGATTCTGCAGGGTAAAAAGCAGATGATTGTAGATGATGCGACTGAGAAGTCCTATGAGCCATATCTGGTGAATCGTGCGCTTTCCTATCACAAGGATTGTATCATGTACGCCAATGAAATGAATCGTAGGTCTCTCCTAGACAAGAAACTGCAAAATGACTATTTACTAAATATAGTTAGGTCCAAGAAAAGACCTTTCAATAAGTGGGTTAAGGCTGAAAAAAGTGAAGATATAGCATGTGTAAAGACATACTTCGGTCTATCCGATTCTAAAGCCCGTGAAGCCTTGCGCTTACTTAGCGATGAACAAATCCAAGAATTAAAAGAAAAAACCGATATCGGTGGATTAAGGAAATGAAATGGTCGACTTATCAACCTTTGTTGAGGTAACACTAAACGAACACGATGACTTTTTAAAAGTAAGAGAAACACTAACCAGAATTGGTGTATCTTCACGTAAAGAACGGGTTCTATACCAGTCTTGCCACATCTTACACAAACGCGGACAGTATTATATTGTCCACTTTAAAGAATTATTTGCCCTAGATGGAAAACCATCCAGCATCATAGATAACGATATTGAAAGGCGAAACGCAATAGCTAAACTTTTGGAAGAATGGGGTCTAGTTAAGATTGTTAATCCTGACATTATGGTAGACAAGATTGCTCCAATCCATCAAATTAAGATTATATCTTACAAAGAAAAAGATGAATGGGAACTAGTCAGCAAATATAACATTGGAAAGAAATCTCAAGAATGATTGAGGTGAACTATGAAAAAAGCGAAAGAAAAAATTACAGAGTTGAAAAACATCTACACTGGTGAGATTGTTTGCACCAGTAATTTGTATGAGAAAAGAGTGGATAGCACAATGACATTTATTCAAGTTTACAAGCCGGAAGAACCACAAAGAAAATACTTTGTAAACGGTGCGGCCTTCGTAAAGTTGCATAAATAACTGTACCCACCTTAGGGCTGTTTGATGCTACGGTATAAGGCGTCCGTGTAATTACACCTCCGACACGATAGTTTGGACCAGTATAAGGTAAGCTGGAGTTACGCCTTCGGGGTAACATTTTTTAACTTGCTTTTAAAAGGAGAACTTTATGACAACATTAAGATTCACACATCTATACCCTTCCGTTGTTGGCTTTGACCGACTACTTGACACCTTTGATACCATGCTGACGGAAAAACCTACCACTTTCCCTCCACATAACATTGTTAAGGTTGACGATAATAATTATCTCGTTGAACTTGCTGTTGCTGGATTCAATGAAAGTGAAATCACCATTGAAGTGTTGAAGAATACTTTGACAATCAAAGGCGAAAAAAACCTTGATGACACCAGAAACTATCTACATCGTGGTATTGGCACACGTTCGTTTAAGAAAACTGTAACGTTGGCTGATACTGTGCAAGTTGATGGTGCAAGTTTGGATAATGGTGTTCTTACTGTAAAACTAGTCAATATTGTACCAGTTGAAAAACAACCGGTTAAAATTGCTATCAATACAGTAAGTAAACCACAATTACT